TAATATATCTTGATTGAGTATATTTCTACTGTCTCCTATCTGAAAAGGAGAAAGTAAATTAGATCCTATAGTCTCAACAATAACAAAAGGCATTTGTGCTCTATGATTGGCCGTAATATCTAGATCACCTGATGTTGTTCTGGGGAATTTAGCATATGTATTTCTTTGTAATTCCAGCCACCAATCTGAAGTATTGGCTTTGTAAACCTGTATATATCTATAACTATAATCAATATATACTTTACTACTTGTAGATAAATTAGTAGAAAACTCTATTCTTCCTAAAGGATAATTAATGTTATATCCATAATTACCACTTCCTGTAGGAGCAGGAATAAAAGTTGAATTAACATAAACCCCACTAATATCAACTGGTGCTGTACCGGAATAACTTGCGGAAGTTTCATAAACCCAATCTTTCCTACTGCTTTCCCATATATTAGCTCTTTGAGAAGGATCAGAAACTGGTAATAATTTTCTGAAATCATTTTCGTATAAATCATCACCATTGGTATCAACATTAATAAAACCTCCAATATGCAAAAAAGACCAATCTAAAAAACTCTTTAGATTATCTTCAAGAAAAGAAATTCTTCCCTTTTGTCCGATAGAACCTGTGTTGTGAAAAGTTGTCATTATATATATTTTTCTATAGAAGATTTAATTATGTTTATTATAACACCATCCAGTTTGGATACTGCTCTAGTAATCCAGTTTTCCGTAATTGTACCACTAAATTTTGCAGGAACTGACCAATTTGAACCCTCTTCTTCTACCATAACAGCATTACCTGTTCTGGATTTAGCATTGGGGCCATATGAAACTTTATAATTTTTAACTAATGGAGCATTACCCTCTCTTAATAACCACTTTAGCCAAGGCAGAGAATATCCTTCCATGTCTATGGTAGAAGCTATGTCTGTCATAATTAAAGAATCAATATCATCATTTTTTATCATTTGTATTGTAAAGCCACCACTAATACCAGCTCCCCGAGCAGATATTGGTCTGTTGGAAACATAAAAAGATCTGTTGACCATTGCATCAATAACTTTATCTACATTAGAAGTATTAGGTATACCAAAATCATACCTTAATGTACCACCCATCAAACTACCATATTCAGGTTCAGACTTAATGCCTTCTATTACGACATATTTTATTTTAGGTTCTATATCAGAAACAGACCTTCTAAAGGCTTTAGAAATTTTTGTAACCAAAGCATCTTTTATAGCTTTAGATATTTGTGAATCAGATTCCAATATATTTAAAGATAAATTAATCATGCCCTTTTCCACATTGTGATAATGTAATCATTAGAACCAAATCCAACGGGTGCTGGATCTCCTGCTCTTTGGTAATTATATGATCCATAAGCAGGATCAATGCTGGTATCGAAAATTACTGATTGAGCATTACGAATTTTGGGTAATGTTTCTATCTTAGATATTGTTTGTACAAAACCATCAGTAATATTAATAGCTTGCGTTTGTGTTTTAAGCCAGTATTTGCTATCGAAAATTGCAGCAATCTGTAATGTCTCAGACGAATCTGAATATTTAACACCATGACCTAAACACACTGGACACACCCCGTGATTGGGGAAAGGTCTAGGGCCAGTACCATTATATAATCCAGCAGAAAGTCTTGTGATGGGATCAAATTCACAGTTATCGCACTGAGTCTGATTTTTATCTCCAGCATATAAAAATTTACATGACACAGTAAGTCCATCATCTGACAAAATGGCATCTATAGCATCTTTAAAAACTTGCTTAAATTCTGAAGTAAATATTGAATTAAATCTATTCATTATTATGAGAGCCCCTTAGTATCTATTTAGAACTGTGCCATCTGCCGATTTGTTAAGAGAGATAAAGAAAGGCTTTTCCTTTACTAACTCTAATTTTATATCTTGTTTTAACTGTTCTTTACCCGATGGAATTTTTTTTTGAAGAATGACTAAATCGTCATCAACACGCAATACCTCCACTATTTGATCTGATAAAAAAGCTCTGATCGTAGGAGAATTAACAGATTCTAGTCTGATAGATACATTACTCATATTATACCGCCGTATAAGTTATAATAAGATTCCAGCCTTGAATAGAACCATCTATAGCAGGGTCGTTATCCTTCACATATAAAGTCCAATCTCCAGTTGGTACTGAACCATAAATACCCTGTCCACTAAAACTAACTTCTAAGCTTTCTGACCAATCAGCAGTTGACGTTTTGTCATAAATTTTTACATAATCTCCATTATCTGCTGTATGTAAGAAAGAAGTAGAACTGGCTGTATCAGAAAAAACACAAGAAAAAGCAGTATCTTCAGTATAGTCTATGATCTTTTGGTTAGCTGCCAGAAGCACATCATCCCCACTAGGAGGAGAAACGACCATCACCAAATCTGAAGGACTATTGTGAACCAACCTGTCTAATCCAATTTCTATTTTTTCTATAATTCTGTTTTCTGTGCTTGGGATAGTGATCGTTCCTGAAGAGGTAGATAAATCATTAATAATAAATCCGCTTCCTGCATATGCTACTGCATATAAATCTAATTCCAACAGACAATCAGACAGACATAAGTCATCTGAAGATGAAGCAGGTGGTTGTGAAACATTACTACTCTGATTATTATTACTAGCCTCAAAAGTATTATCAGACAAAGTAGAACTAGAAAAATCACAATTTACAATATTGCAATTAGCAAAATCAATACCACTTAGACTAGCCGATGAAAAAGTACTTTCATCAAATGAAACACCACTGAACACAGCTGATTCAAAAGTAGAGTCAGGACCAAATGTTGTACCATTATAGTTAAAAGCAGCTCCAATCACAGATTGAAAATTTCCACAAGCCTGTAATGCATCTCTGTTAGTAGGAGCAGACTCTACAAATGAACTATTTCTATTAGTAAAAGTAATTGTTCCAGTGGCTATTCTAACACCAGACACTTTATCTCCATTGAACTGATCTATAACGTCTAAATCATATGTAGCAGAAGTGTAATCGAACTGATTCGTAAAAGATGCTAAAAATTTTATGGTAATTTCTCCAGCAGAATTTTTAGATATTGCCCAGCCATCAGCCGTTAATGAAGCATTGGCTGCTGAAGAACACCTAACACATTGAGTTGAGCTATCTCCATCTGGTGGAACAATTTGAAAAACAATAGTAGAATTAGTTAAGTCTATAGGAGTACCATCAAAATCATTGTATTGGTATACAATACTAAAGTCTGATCCTAAATCTAAATTATAGTTAAATACAGCTGCTGACATTAGTTTTCCTTATGGTTTAAGTATAGATGTTTCTTCTTGTGTCTCCAGGAAATCTTAAGCTGGATGGATCAAAATTATTACCAACGAAAGGACTAAGTATAGCACGAATAGCATTGGCATTGCCTATCTTATAATCCATGATAAGCTGATTGTATAAAGCACATGGTCCTTCATTTAGTATTACTTCATATCCTCTTAACGATCCTCCCACAGAAAGTTGTGCTGGGCCTAAAGCTGCCCTAATGCCATCCATCGCGGCTTTCGTTCTAAGAGAACTTTGATCCAATATACAAGATGCCTTTAATGTGACAAACCCAATGAAATCGAGATCTTTTTTTGCTAATGTTGTTGGGTCAGGACTAAGATCTGGATTGATAATATTAACAGTATATTTAGTAGTAAGATCTACTTGCTGTACAACATGCTGTGCTGCCACAACCAACAATTGCTGAATTCTTTCGTCACTATAAGTTGGGGTATCAGAAAGATCATTAATCCAAGACCTAACAATTAAAGGTAATTCAATTTGCCACGACATAATAAAGGCCCTTTTTAGTTTTTGGCTTAAGTAAGGTATATCATTAAATACACTAATTTTTACTTTAATTAACCTACATATGTATTTTGTTAATATAGGTATTTTTGGATATCCTTTGATATTGGTGTGTTTCTAATGACTTATGATACCATTGTACGCTAAAAGATTCTTTATTTTTATCTATAATTTTACCATATATATTTGGCTGTTCTGTACAGTATATGTCATTATTGGGCAAAATTCTTACTGATAAATATCCGTGATCTGTATTTCTAGATAAAATTTTAATAGTGTCTAAATAACAATTTTCAGATGAATGTATTTCATTATTAGACATATAGCCTAATATTCTTTCCATGGCATGACAATAAGTTCCATGTTTAGCATCAGACACCTTACCTTTTTCTTTAGACAAAAGATCGTAAAGCATATCATATTCTTTGTCTAGTATATTTTTATACAATGATGTCTTACCCATAAACATATTGCCAGCACAGAATATATTTTTATTTACTTTGGGTAGAGACAGCTTATATTCCAGTTCTTTAATTTTTTCTTTATTTTTAAGCTCAAAATTATAACACATAAAACTAGAAGGTGCCAAATATCCAATATGACTATTTTTTATAGTTTCGGTATTTTTTACTAAAGAATTTTTATTACTTAACAAACTATCTGAAAGCATTAGTCTCCAATTGCCACGATTATGAACACCCCAATAACTTTGTTTAGAATGCAATTTAATAAAAACAGAATTATTAATGCCTAATAACTGCTCTAAAAACGGTAAAATATCTGCGCCAGCATTATCATGGTACGAAATAGCGGTAGGTAAATCCTTAAAAACACTTAATGCTTTTTTATTATCGTTTTCTTTGCATAGACCTAAATGTATATCCAAAATATTTTTAAAGGGATGCAATATATCATAAAATTCTTGAGCCGTATCTGTATGATAAAGCCAAAGCAATACTGAAATATCCTTTTTCATCTCTTCTCTTAATTATGGTACAGTTTTTGGATCTGTATTGAAACCTAAGATGTTTGATTCTGTATAACCAGTAACATCTCCTCCAACCTCTAATAATTCTAATTTAACTACCCAATTAACAGTCTTAGAAGAAGCGCCTTTACATTGTATATTTATTTGATCTGTTCCTCCAGAACCAGCACCTGTTATAGTAGCTTGAACATCCCAACTACTGTCAGTTTCTGCTATAACAGTTTTCGAAAGACTTCCCACTAAAGCGGCACCGTAACCATCATTATGCAACAGTCCCCTCAAAACATAAGCAGCATTGTCACTATTAGATGCATTAACTTGATCTGTTCTTCTTCCTACAATATGAGCAGTAATCATCATGGTTCTATTAGACGCCAACTTCACATTAGCACCATTATTTTGTATTGTTGTGAAAGTAGCGTTTGTTGTTGTCCCTCTTAAAATATAAGTACTATTTTGAGCATCACCTATATCACTAAATTTCCCATGAGATAAAGTTGTCTGTCCATCATTATATAACCATCCCTCTGGTCCTGTTCTAACACCTGTAGGACTAGCATAAAAACCATCATTAATAATATTATGATTACCGAAATTAGCTGGCATAGTTCACCTACTCAGTTTCTTCTACAATAGTTACTGTTCCATCTTCATTTTGTACAAAACTACCAATAAGATGTGCTGTATCTTCTAAGAGACTAAGGTCTACAGAAGCAATAAGTTCTCCTAATTTATAATGCAAAGAAAAGACTTCTGAGGCATCTGATCCTAATGCATCTGCAATTTCTTGCGGGGCTGCTTTAGGGTTGTTCCAAAACACCTGTACTCCTTGATTATAAGATACTTTAATTTTATCAAAAGTATTTTTTGTTATCTTTACCAAAGAACCAGCAATAATCTCAGCTTCTTTTTCTGTTGTTAAACTATTATCAAAAATTCCCATTATTATCTCCTAATATGTAGTAAGTATACCATCGACCATAGCTGACCATCTAAGATTTGTACCAGCCAATCCCTTGACTTCTACTCCAAACCATAAATTGTCTAGAGTATTGCTTGTCTGAGGATTTAAATAAGAAGTTGTCACAGTTGCTGTCACACCAGCAAGACCGGAATCAATAAAGCTTTCTATAATAGGAGAGTCTATAAGATGATAATTCCTAGTAGAACTGGCATTAGATTCATTAAACATAGTATCAGCATCAGTCCAACCGAGACTATTTCTTACTGCTCCTTTAATAATAAAAGCAGCAGAATCATTACTACTTTGTTTTCTACAAGACACATGTATTGTGAAAGTAAATACTGAGCTGTCTGGCAAAAGAATATGGTCTGAATTAAATGCTGTTCCTGCAACAAAAAGTCCACTGCTATTTAAAAGTTCTGCTGTACTTCCATGATTACTTAAATAGAATATATTAGCATTTGTAGTAGATCCTCTTAATATCTGAGTTATTTTTTGACAATCTCCATCACTAGAAAATCTACCATTTGCAATATTAATAGATTTGTCAGCATAACTTTTAGCACCTTCTCCAATAACAATAGCATCATCAAGATTAGTGTCTAAAGTTGCTCCTACTGTATCATCTGTAATTTTAAGACCATTAGCATCAAGAACTATAGCACTACCATCATCAATTAATAAATCTCCAGCGACATGTAATTTTTTAGAAGGTGATGAGGTTCCGATACCAACTCTATCTGTACTTGCATCTCCAAATAATAGATTTGCATCAGTATCGCCCTCTACTCTAAAATCAACATCAGCTCCACCTTCATTAAATACAGCCGCTCCTCTAACATCTAATGTTCCACCAAAGTAATTCTTGGCATCGGTAGAAACTTGATAAACACCATATTCATTGGTTACAGTTGTGTTTCCTCCACCAGGATCACTTAAATATAAGCCGTAATGATTTGTAACAGTATTATTCGTTCCTTGTAAAGAAGGAATAGTCTTAATGTCAAATGCATTTGTGACAGTAACATTAGAAGCAGCACTATTAATAGACATGTTTGCTCTAACGGCTGTTAACTCAGCTAAGGTATTCGTACCATCTGGAGAATAAATAACAGGAACAGCATTAACTCCTATGGCATATCCACCATCAGTAGTTGATGCACTTAAATATTTTTCTGCTCTACTATTAAGCCCTATATGATAATATGATCCATCAGTAGTAGAATAGGCCCTACCTAGAACGTTAATGGTTCTAGAATATGTACTATTTGTTTTGTTTGCCTCATAAACATGTAGTTTAGAATTAATGCTTCCGTCGGTGCTGTTCCCAATTAGCACAGAGTCTTTACTTGCGTCTAAAAATAGTAGATTTGCATCAGTATCACCCTCTACTCTAAAATCAATATCAGCTCCACCTTCATTCAATACCGTAATAGAATTTCCAAATATAGCTTGATTATTTGTGGAGTTTATGGTAACATTTTGATCAAAAGTAGTAGCAGCAGCTCCGAATGTTGCTTTAGTGGCATTGTCTACAGAAATTTGGAAAGAAGAAGTATCAACAGCATCACCTTCATCAACAGCTATAACACTAGCAGAATTGCCGTTGTATAATCTAGTTTTAAGTGATGAACTTGTATCTTCAAAAGTCATATGAGCACCAGCTGAATATTCACCTTTAATGTGAAGTAATCCTGCTGGACTATCAGTCCCAATACCTACTTTATCTGCACTTCCATCAACAAACAAAAGATTTTGCTCAGTATCTCCTTCAACCCTAAAATCAACAGAAGCCCCAGCTTCATTAAAGATAAAATCCCCATCAGTATTTATTATAGCTCTTTCACTACCAGCTGTAATAAATCTCATATTAATGGCACCACTAGTACCAATGTTAAAACTAGAAGTAGAGACTCCAAAACCAGCATAACCACCAGATTCGTCATAAGCTCGTAAATATCCTAAAGATGCTACATTTCCATCTAATGCTTTATCAGGATACTCCCAACGAAGCAAATCTGTTAAAGCACCAATCTTAGCAGAAGTAACTCCATCGTCTTTAATTCTTAAGGTATCACTATTAATTTCTATAGTGCTATCATCAACATTAACAGCAAAACTCCTATCAGCACTCGTGTCTCCTCCACCACTAAGACCATCACCAGCAGTTAAGGTAATAGTAGAACCACCACTTGCGGCATCACCCCAAGACACAGCACCACTACCATCTGTTTTCAAAATTTGATTTGCAGAACCATCTGTTGTAGGTAAAGTAAATGCTCCAGCAATGGTAACTCCTGAAACATAGATATGATTAAAACCATATCCCCCAGGCTGACCTATGTCATAAGATCCACCAATAGGAACAATATCTCCCTCATGAGAAATTTTTATCCTGTTTGTAGCTGCGTCACCATCTGCTGCAGAAGTTGCGAACACAAGAGATGCAGGATTGGAAGAGGAGCCGAAAGACCCCTCTGCCACACCTAATATTCCAGGTCCAGCTAAACGAGCAGCACCTCCGTCAGACTCAGCAGAAGCCGCGAATTGCACTCTTCCTAGTATATCTCCCGATACTACAATAGTATCGTTTGTTTGTAAAGTTATACTTTGCATCCCTTACCTTTATTTAAAGTTATACAACAAACCAGTTTGTTCCATCAGAAACAAAAGTCATACTTTCATACTGATAATACAATATTTTAGTATTGGCACCATCTATTGTCTCTGTACTATTTCTAGAAATAGTAACAGTACCAGTAGCACTATCGCTTTTCTTAACAATTACCTTTTTACCACTTGATGGAGATGGTAGTTTTACTGTAATACCACTACCACCAGCTACAAGATTAATATCAGAAGCTATAGTATCATTATCAGAGAATGAACTATCAACAGTTCTTTCAATTTTTGCTTCTGTAACTGCACCAGCAGCAAGTTGAGTAGTATCGATACCTCCAGAGGTAACAGAAAGAGTATCACCAGTTAAAGTAATTGTAGTGCTATCTACAGCTAAATTAGTATCATCACTAATGTCTATCTGATTAACAGTAATTGTCTGTCCACTAAGAGTTATATAATCACGAGCACCACTTAAAGTAACGTCTGTAGAATTATCTGTACCAGCAGCATCAACACCTAAGGTAGTTCTAGCAGCAGCTGCGTCAGCATCATCAATTAAACTTCTGCCGAAACTACTTAAAGAAGTAACAGCATATGTATCAGAAGCTGTTGTATAAATCATCTTATCGGCAGCTGTTGTCAAACCAGCAATTGAGTTTAAGCCAGCGTCAGAAATACCAATAGTTACAGTGTCTGTAGCGCTAACAGCAATATCAATATTAGTACCATCTGTAAAGGTGACAGTATTGCCATCCGATACGGTTTGAGTAGTAGTACCGTCCGTAATATCAAAACTACTAAATCCACCCAGACCACTAACAAAATTACTTCTGTTTATCTTCTTTAACCCACTAGCACTAGCGTCAAAAAGCAAAATATAATCATTAGTAGCATGTGGAGCTTCATCTAATTCTGTTTGATTGTCAATAGCACCAAGTGCTATATCTGCATCAAGCTCAACATTACTCGACCCATCAAAAGCAACTGCACTTGCAGTAATTTCTCCAGTAATACTGAAATTTTTAGTAGCAGCAAATTTTGTTGAAGTACCGGCATTACCAGTGACATCCCCAGTAACATCTCCAGTAACATTACCAGTAACATTACCAGTCACATCCCCAGTAAGGTCTCCAGTAACGTCGCCTTCTAGATTCGCAACTAATGTACCAGCTGTAATACTTAAATTACCTGTGCTACCACCAGTAGCAGTAGTTGTACCAAGAGTAAACTTATCTGCACTTTCATCCCAAGCAATTATAGCATTATCTCCAGTACTACCTCTTTCAATAACAATACCGCAATCATTAGCATTGCTACTAGCACCAGTATTTAATTCTATTAATGTATCACTCACTACAGTATTTGTACTACTAACTGTTGTTGTACTACCATTAACAGTCAAGTCTCCTGCAATACTTAGGCTTTGACTGAGCGTAATATCTCCATTAGTAGCAATTTGCAAGGCGTCACTATCACTTTGACTACCAATATATCCACCATTCGGTATTTGTAATGTAGCATTACTAGCATCTATAGTAAAACTTCCATTGCTCTCAAATACGTTGCCAGTGGCGGGATTACCAGCAAAAAATATTGCCGTAGCATTATTCATATTTGTTGTTCTGTATGCCATATCTCATCTCTCCGTGTGTGTGTTTTTTATGTTATAAACCAGTTGTTGTTATCAGAAATTAAGTGAACAGACTCATAATTGTAAGAAATTGTGAATGAAGAGTTTCCATCCACAGTTTCACTATTTGACGTATTAACAATAACATTATGTACTCCAATAGTTTTTTTAATAACCAATTCTTTACCACCATTACCGCTAGCCAAAGGTAAGTAAATATTTATATCAGAAACAGGAGTTTCAGCAAAAATTACCTCATCGACAGAATTAAATGTATAATTTGAACTAATGGTCTCATAATGTCTATTTACACCTTTTGCTATACCAAAAGTTAAATTGCCACTTCCGTCTGTAATAATTGCATTACCAGATATACCATCACCAGAAGGAAAAGTATATTCATTGCCAATCAAGAAATTGCCTTCTATAGTGGTATTATTACCAGAAGTACGTATATTCTGAGACAGTAACGAATTATGATATGTTCTGGAATGAGCCATAATTATTTAATAATTTCTGTTTTATCTGTTTGTAAAAGTTCAGTACCTTCTTCGGCAGAAGTCATTACTTGTTCTAATCTAGTGTTTAAGTCTATAGAATTTTCAAAAAATTCATCACCATGATCACTATGCGTATTGTCTGAACACTTACCAAATGTGACAATTTTTGTTGTTATGTTATGATTCAAATACCAGTTATTCATTGCATTCTCCTATTCATCATTAAATATCATCAACGAATGATAATTCCCACATCCTACATTTACCCATACTCCATCATACCCAGAGATCTGAACAATATTAGTATCGTAACTACTACTAGTAGTTCTACCCAATTGAGAATAAGAATTACCTCCCCAAGAGTATAGTTTACCAACAGAATCAACCAACAAAACATGGTCACTACCACATTCTAATTTCGTCCAAGCTTGACTATCATCAATTTGAACCAAACGATTATGAGTAGGATAACTTGTATAATAAAATAATCCATGAGTTCCGATAGAGGTGTCGTCATTTGGAGCTGTATTACTATCTTTAAAGGTATAGCCCCATAAAGAACCATTTTCTTTTATTGCTAATAAAAAATCTGTACCAATAGCTAAATCTGTATAGTTTAAAACACCATCACTATTTAATACTGTACTAGAAGAGTTTTGCAATGTAGGATTGTAATAGGTAGTACCATTAAAATTTTCTGGAGTAAAATCATAGGTTCCTCTAACAACCAAAGAATTAGATTTGGCTACAGCAGCTAGAGTTGGACCAGCAGATACCAATGTTGCATTATCAAAATCCGATATGTGTGTAGGACTATCAACCTTTGATCCTGTACTGTCTAATTGCTTATATGTGTTAGAACCACAGCCATATACCTTACCTGTATTGTTTGTGTCTGCAAACAAACTGTAAGAAGAAGAAGCCGATATTTGATTAATAATCGTAGAACCAGGTATAGTAACACCAGAAGGATTGGAAATACTAGTAACTCCACTAATACCACATTGACCATCTGTATTCCTGCCCCAAGCATAAACCTCTCCATCACTATTCAAAGCTAGAGAATGATAATCTCCACAAGCAACTTCTGTCCAATTGTTACCAGAGCCTATTTGCACAGGAAGCACTCTGGTAATATTCGTTCCATCTCCTACTTGATAATTGTCATTTAATCCCCAGCCATACAATTCCCCCGAAGCATTAATAATTAAAGAATGACCATAGCCTCCTGCTGATTTAGATATAGGTATAGAACCTAAACCACTTACTGCACTTAACAACATAATTTATTTCCTTTATTTAGTTTATGGTATTGAATCTTCATCAGTAGTAAATAATTGACCATTAGTAGGTAATGTTGGCATACCAGCTATATATACATACCCCGGTCTTGACAATGAAGTATGACTATTATTACCAGCAAAAAACAAACTTCCAAAAGCAATAGTTTTTCTGCCTGCAAAGTATAATTTACCTGGAATAGGAGCAAAGTCTCTACCTGTAAAATATAGTTGACCACTTTTTTCAATAAACACACCAACATCTCTACCAGCAAAGAATAAATCTCCGTAGGTTGGCATAGCACTAGTATATACAAGATTATTTCCAAGATATATTTTTTTAACTTGGTTAGAACCTATATACTTTTTCTTACTACTATTTTGAAAAATAACATTTGACATTATTCTATAATATATAAAGTTTGTGAATTATAAGAACCAAGATTATCATAATCTGCTTGGGATAAAGTGACTATATTATTAACAACAGAAGCACCCTCTATATTACCAGTATTACTAACTACTACCGGAGAACTATAAGCACTCAACCCACTAACAAAACTACCCGATCCATGTATATCAATACTACCGTGTCCTACCAAAGTTTTATTATTGATATCTAAATTACCGCCTAACTGTGGCGTTGCGTCTTCTACGATGTTTTTAGATGGAGATAAATTAGTCCCCATATTTAATATATACTCTATAGAAGAGCCACTAGGAGCAGGATGTGTGAATGTGACATCAGTACCTCCTGTAGCTGAAAAGTCTAAATGCTCTAAAAGCTTAACTCCATTTTGCCATATGTCAATCTGACCGCTAGTGTATCCAGAAGGAATAGAAAGATTAGTTGTGTCTAATTGTGTTATCTCAACATCTCTAAGAACAAACTGGTTAGATGTTCCTCCTCCTCCTAATCCTGAGCCAATAGCATATAATTCTGACCAAGGTCTTAATCCATCACCAACTTTCAATACATTATTAGATAAATCAATACCAGGTTCGCCACTAGCTAAAATAGGATCAGCTTCCCATGCAGTATTATCTCCTCTACGAAATTGTATTAAATCAATTCTTGGCATATCAGATCCTAACTATTTTACTTATGGAGTACCACCATCAACATTTAAATTTAAGTTATCTATAAAAGTTGATAATCCAACAATATCACTAGCAAATACTGTACTACCAGCAAAACCAGGATTAATTTCTATAATAGAAGGTTCAACATTTTGTAATTCTATTATGTTTTCCACATTCTCTGTAGAAGTTTGAATCTCTACTGAATGAGAGGTATTAATAATCTCTAAAGAAACATTACTCATTATTCATTGCACTCCAGAGCATTAGAGGACTTACTGTATCTCTTAGATATGCTAACAGTACCATAAATTAATCTAGTGGTAAATCTACCACCATCTTGATAATGGTCTTCATCAGACTGTAATTCAAGATCGTATTTGGCTGTACTAAAATCAAAACTATTAGTTGTAGAAGCAGGAAATCTTAAAGTAATTTTACCTAAACTGCCTTCTATCTCAAAGCTATAATTTTCTTTATCCGTATTATCAGAAACAAATGTTTGTGTAGTATTCGAACTAGTTTTCCAAACAAATCTGGCACACCAATCTGTTATGTCGATGGCATTACCATCTGAATCCTTGTAAATTATAGATATATTGAATGAAGACCCCTGCTCTATATTAAAATCATATTGGCTAGCTGACATAGCGAGATCTCTAGGTTGATGTAATAATTAGTATACTTCTATATAGATACACCTTTCCTGCTAATGTATCAAAAAAAAGGGGCTGGATAAGGCCCAGCCCCCGTATCAAATACTAATTTTATCAACAAAAACAGAAATTACAGCGAGCCAAGTAGGACTCTTCTGTTGTCAAGCACAGCAAAACCTTGCTCTGCCCAGCCATAAAAACCAGCTCTCTTCTGACGATGAAGACTTTCATCTTCGAAGATTTGAACTTCTTGACGAACTGGCATAATAAAGCTGTCATTCTTGCTTAGATCAAGACCGACAACAAATTCTACGTCACTCTGGGTAGTTACATCACCACCAAGAGTATCTGTAGCGAATAACTGATATTCTTGACCTTCACCGAGCTCATCAAGCGAGTGAAGATTAACACCGAAGACTCTATTGACAGTGCCATCAGCAGCTGTATAGATTTCTCTTCTGGTAACTTCATCAAGCTGATCAACACCCCAGTTGCGAATGTCTTCCATTGCTTCTGGAGAAACGTAAAGATCAGTTAACATTCCGCGATTGTTGCTTGCGGAATTACCACCACCATTACGACGCATAACAGTCTTCATAAGACTTACAAGACGCTTGGTGAATTGACTAGCATTAGCGTCACTATCATAAACAACAAGGTCACGATCGACACCAGCTGCAAGAAGTGTATGCCAACCATCATCATTCATCTTCTTGACAAATGAACCTTCAAGAACTTCCATAGCACGACCGACTACGTCCCAACGAGCATCACGGGCATACTTAAGAAGATAGTCAATGCTAGCGCCAATGTCATAAGTTGGAACCATGACATAATCGCCTTCTACATGACGTTCTGGAATATATCCATGATTAGGAATCGTATATGCTACGAAGTCTCTTTCACTACCAGGAGCTAAGAAATCAAGTGGAAATTCTGGCGTAGCACCCTGTGCCAAAGCAATTGGCTCAAAGATACCAGCAAGAATATCGCCACTCAAAAGCCCCTGACGAAGAGGTTGCTCAAGAGCCTTGGCAAACTCTCTATTAGCCGACGAAGCGACTGCTCTGTCTGAAGATCCAGATTTAACTAAAAGATCAGTTAATTCCGGGGTTGGTGAAAATTTTTCGATATTAGATGACATGTTTTTTTTCTCCCTTGAAAATAAAATTAGTATATTAGCCTACAATGTTAACTGCAACTTTTGCGAAACCATCAGCATCTGGACCACTAAGGAACTGACCAACGAGGGTCGAATTAGTGGAAGATGTTGAGAACTTACCATCAGCACCGACATAAGCGCCAGAACCAGCAGCAGCGTCGGACCCAACTAAAAAGTCGGTAGTTACTTCACCAACTCTAAGTAAGGTAACCTTGCCACCCTTCTGGACTTCATCTTTATGCCAATTGATATGCTGGCGAGTAAGATCAAGATTTACAACATCATTTAACAACACACCGACAGGTTTACCGGATACTGTTGAATCATAAGCAACAACGGCGTTGGCATTGTCCATAGACACTCCAGAGCCACCTGTTACAACAGACACGACACCACCGCGATTGCCAGTGGTAGCCATGAAAAATGATACATCAGTTAAAAGTTCAATACGATCTGGTTTAAGAGCCATGTTAGATTCTCCATTTTAAAGTGTTTAAATTGATTATTTTTTGCCTATTCTACTACGAACAAAGTCAACAAGTGCGGCTCTAGTAGACTCTTCTTTAGATTCTACTTCACCACCAACGGTAATAGCTGAGTTTTCTTCGACTTCAACATTTTCCAAAATAGATGCATCAACATCAGTTTCAGTCTTTGCTTCTTCAAGTTCGTCTGATTCTGAAGCTTTGCCTTCTTCTTCTTTCTTCTTCTTCTTCTCCAAAGCTTCTTTAAGAGCTGGTGGCATTCCTGCCTCAGCTTCTACTTCAGCTTCTACCTCAGCTTCTACCTCTTCAGCAACAGCTTCTGGAGCTGGTACTAAAGACGAAAAAACGCTGGTCATCGCCACAAATGTTTCGTCATCCATAGATTCAAATTGGTCAACCAATTCTGCAGCTTTAACCGAATCAACACCTGACTCTTCTAGGGCTGCCTTTCTTGCCATCTTCTTTTCTTTCTTTTTCATTTCTTCTTCTGCTTCTTTATATCCAGCAATCACTTCGTTTGCTGCAGTGAGTTCCTGCTCGACAGCTTCTTTGGCTTCTTCGAGAGATTTGACAGCAGCTTCAGCTTCAGTCTTGGCAGTTTCAAGATCAGCAATTTTAGCGCTAGCTTCTTCTTGAGCTGTGCTTAATTCAGTGATTTGATTCTGTAGTTCTGAAATACTCTTTTGAGTTACTTCATCAGCAGCTACAAGCTGTTCTACCTGTTCTTGTTTATTACTCATTGCAACCTCGTGTTCTTGTTTAAGGGTATTAATAGTTTCATTTAAAGTGTTAATTGTTTCGTTAAGGGTACTAGCCTGAGATGCCAAATCATGACAATCTGTATTAGGTTGTTCTGATGCTGCTGCTGACATTTCTTCTTTATTCATTTCTTCTGTCTCCGTTATAATGGATTGCTGTGTATTAGATACACCTGAATCGTTAAATTCGTCATTTTTTTTCTCCAAAATAGTCTCTCCGTATTGCTGAAGTTTATCCATCAGCGTATTCCGATTAAATATAATACTATCTTCGTTGGCTGGTTTTGCAACAAAACCTTTACCACTAAAGGTAATATTACGCAATACTCTACCAATTTTATAGTTGTCTTTTTCTCCTAGACCACCATATACTTTCAGGTGTTTTGTTAAGTGTGATGTTTCTTCATTTCTTTCTATAACTGAAAATGAACCATTTGATTTGTCTTCTAAACCATAATCAAAACCTTTGAAAAAACATTCCATACTAACATATTTCTCTCCAGCTTCAATTTCGGCAATAAGCTTTTCAGCTCTATCCCTAAGTTCTGGATCACTAAATCCTCTGTAAATAACAGAACCAGTTAAAATATGATATTTATTTGGTAAATTGCTAATTTCAGTATTAGCATCTATTAAAATGCCATCATCCGTAATAGGCCAATTTGATGTAATATGACCCACTATCAACTTCTCATCATGCTCAAGATTAGTTGGCTTATGTTCTGGAGTTGCTCTAGCATTCCAGACTTCTACTTTATCGAATACATCATCATTTTTATTCCACGAAGAACTAACTAAAATAGATTGAACATAATACAGATCTTCATCTGCTAAAGATGCTACGCTTTTAGAAAGGTCCTTTTTTATACTACTTTCTTTGTCACATGGCTCTACTAAAGCAGTATAGTTTATAGACGCATTGGAGAGCATCTTATGCTCTATACCATCTTGTTTTTCTTGTTCAAAAATAATCATTTTGATCTCCGAGAGTTAGGTGTTATTTATTATACACCATAGAATAGAAAGAAGATTTAGCTTGTTTAATTTCGTTCGCCGTTAAATCTCTACCAAAATCAGATTTGATCTGCTTTAAATAATAATTGTACTTATTAACATACTCAGAAGAACCTAAACCGGAATTAACGATATCTACTGTAATTTCTTCAAACGGTTCAATATTGAGCAGGATATTTGTCTTAAGATCGTCTAAATAGTTATGCTGTGCGCTAGATAAAGATCTCAAATTTTTCTTATTAAAATACTCTAATATCATTGGGTTTATTATATCACTTATCTGTTCTTGAGCTGTTGCTGCCCATATAGATAATTTAGCTCCTGTCTGAGGGGAGAATCTTTTTTCTTTTCTGGGTTTTTGATCCTTGGATAATTTGGGTCTACCCTCCTGCGGTTGCCCTGGCAACGACTCCGAAGACGGATCGTTGGCCAACTTCGTTGTTTTATTTGGCAGGCTGTCTTGCTTAATTTCTAGCAAGGTTTTTTCGTTGTCCTTCTTTGGCTCTAACTCCAGACCTACTTCGCTTGGACTCACAGTCCCAGACTGCAAGGCTATCTTTTTCAATCCTTCTTCTGGCTCTGGGTTATGATAAGGACTAGACTTGCGTACCATTCTTTTTGACTTTCTAGCTCTCTGTTCACTGTTAAGCCTACTCTTTTCCATATCATGATCAAAACCAAACTTACGTTGTAGTAATTCATCTGATATTAGATTTCTATCAGCTAACTGTATAAGAAGTGATTTCTCTGCTTCTTCATTCGATAAGTCCATTCTGTCAAATTCAATTCTTGCTGGATCTCTAAAATTCATGGCTTTTTGAACTTTTTTAATTTCTTCGCTCCAAAATGTTGTCAGAACATCTCTACCATATTGTAGTCGTTGTGTTAAGGTTTTTAGACTTATAAAGTTATTAGTCGTACCAGCTGCACCAAATGTACCAGTAAGTGTCGGAGGAATACCAAGGCCAGCATACACAGCATTTAAATGAGGTACATATTTACCTTCACCTAAAAACTGATGTACATTAGTATTAGACTCCAGTAATTCTATATCTGGACCCCAAACTAAATCCATAGTACCTCCACCAACATTGTTTCCTAGTATTTGCGCTAGTTTCGAAGTAGCTGCTTTAGTTGGAGCAATCTTGTGTTCGAGACTACCAAGCTTGAAAATTCTAATATTAGAAATAGCTCCATCGAGAGCTGCCATGTCTGCTAATTTTAGTTTTTCTATAACTGTAATATCATCCATAATAGAATATATCATTGGAAAAGCCCAAGGATGCCAATCGTCTTTTTTATAGTGATGAACCATAACCTTATCAGGATCAAGAGCAAATGGTTTTTTCTCTTTAGCTGCATCTAAAATAGCTTGTGGTAGATTTGAAATTACTTGTTTCTCAGCATCAGTTTTTGGATTATTGATTAATTTTCTTAACTTTGTAGGAATTCTAAGCTCATATCTTTTTTGCTGTACGAAAGATGATAATGCCCCACCAGAAGCATCTACATATACAGGATCAATAAAAGTATAAATCCAAGGTATTTCTCTTTTCTCTACATTAGGTTCTGTAACATTAATTTGTAAATCTGGAGATGCAGTCGATCTGTACATTTTCTCAGCTGCTTTTAAACTCAGCTTACCTGTTTGTCTATGTACTACTACATTGCCCGTCTTGTATAGATTATTTAAAAATCTTTCACTTCTGTCTTTACCTGATACCTTAGAAAACCAATGGTTGTAAAATCTTTCTATTCTTTTATTCTTGTGTACCAATCTAATACCTTGAACTCCAAAGTCCCCCATTAAATCAATAACGTTTTTTACTAGTCCAACCTTTTGATATATATCTTCAGCCCTAGCTATAATTGGCTTAATACCATTTCTAGGTACTGCTTCTTCTGGTCTAAAATAATCATAATCAGATCTAGTTAATCCAGGTCTACCGGATGTATTTGTGTCTAAGCCAGAATAATCTAAACTATATCTTCTCGTACCAGCTTTAGAAACACCAACATATTCCTCTAGAGATTCAGAAGACTCATTTAAAGCCTTTTGCTTGCTTTCTACATCATCTCCCCATGTTATATAAGCTTTTTGCTCTTCAGGTACTGAATTTTTAATATTTTCGTTTGAATATTCTTTTGACATAATTTATTCTGATTGTAATTGGATTGTAATTGGATTATATTTTATACTACACTAATTTCGGTAAATACCCTTATAAATATCCTGAGATTCATCATTAACAGCGGAAGTAAACCAAGACGGTCCTTTATATAAGTCTCCGTCTGATTTTACCATATCTTTTCTATTTCCTCCTACAACATCGAAAGTAACATTAGGACCCAAAGTATTCCTAATCTGTCTAGCCAACATATTTGCTATAATTAATGAGCTGTATCTATCTTTCCTTAATCTTCCCTTCTTGCCATTTTGTAATTTTACTTCAGGAGTATCCCATCTGTCTCTAGCGTTAGGTCCGGTACTGGTTTGTGTCATAACTATGGTAGTTAGTTCATCTTTTAATTCTTCTATCTCTAAAATACATTCGGGCAAACTATCATATAATTTGTCTAAATCATCTTCTAGAATATCTTTGTTTTCTTGATCCATAGCGAGACCCAGTGTCAAATTATCAAATCTAGGGAATAGTAAAGTTTTATCTTCTAGGTCTTTTCTTAAACCGTGATTAGCTTGGGATGTCCAATCCGCTCTGGCGAATTGAACCATTTCTAAAATATGTAAGCCAGCTTGAAAATCAGTATCCTTAGCCTTTCCATCTCCTATTGTAGGCCATATACAAAGTTCCCCTTCTTTTAATCGAGAAGGATCATGTAGCGCTTCTTCGATAGCTATACCACCTCCTTGAGCATCCATTCCGATTACGGCTGGAGGAAAAGTTTTCATTAAATCTCTAATTTTTCTAGCACAAAATCCATAAAAATCATGCTCATCTACTAATCCTGTTTTCTGTCTATCTTTAAAATTAGTTCTGTTTGTAGTCCAACAATAAACTATTCTAGCGTGATCTGGATGCATTTCTAATACTACTAAACTGAAATTATCTTTTTCCGAAGCTGGGTCAATACCATAAACATAATGCTTATTTGGATCCCCTACTGTTCTAGCATCAAAAACTATTTGCTTATCTGCAATCTTGACTATGTTCTGATCTGAAGCTACACAACTTTCTATTAAACTTCTTTTAAAGAATCCTTGACTGTCATTTACAAAACAAGCAGCATACTCCATATTGTATATACCACTATGAATTGTAGCTTTGGCTCTAGCTACCTGTTTATCATCCATAAACCCTTTGGGTATTAATTCATAAGGTACTCTAATAACAGAATAATCTTGCCAGTTAAAATTATCAGGAACTTCACCCTTAAAAACATCTTGTAATTTAATAGGATCTCCTTTACTTTCCACAATAGACTTATATCTTCTCCAATAGTCTGCAAAATGTTTAAAACCATAATCTGCTGTACCAGATATAATTGCTTGGTTGCCCTTCTTTTTACTTAATGTTTCTAGTTCTTCAGACCATAATCCAGCTTCTATCATAGCCTGCTTCTTTGCTTCTTCTTTAACATTCTGTATCGGACTTGCACTTACAGCGGCAAAACCTGCAACAACAGTTTCATAAATGTCTGGAGACATAGAAGCAAATTCGTCAGCGATAATTATATGAGCCCTGAGACCTCTAATTTTGCTCCCGTCACCCATAGGAATAGCGATAGTCCAACTATCACCTAATCTCAAAGTACATCTATCCACATCTCTTCTAGGACCATCTTCATTACCGCTAAAGATACTTCTTAAGATTGGACTATTCCTCCAAATATTTTCCATGTATTCAAACAGAATTTTACTTTGTCTAAAGCCTGCACCAACTACAACAATCTTAGTACCAGGAACAAATGCACATTTTAATATGCAATATAAACTCATTAGAAAAGATTTACCAAAGCCACGACTAGCTATAAACATAGGAAAGGGTCGATGCCAAAACTCTTGCAATATAACCATCTGTATAGGATGTAATTCGATACCGAAAAGTAATTTACAAGTAGCTCCTATATATTTAGTTTCTCTCATAATACGCATCAAATGAGCATCAGGATGTTCTATATCCTCTTTAGACCTATTAACCATAACGTTCTGCTCAATAGGTAAACTATCTATATTTCCTAGTTCTAGCCAAGCATTATCAAACGCATTAGAGATACTCATAAGAATTAAGCTTTTTTAGCCTTGAGTTTTTCAGACTTATTGATAGCTCTGTTTACCATAATCTTTACTACTGTTTCTACATATGGGATTTTACGTTTCTTGCTTTCTTCTTTAATCCAAGAGCAGATTTCACCAATATTATCTTTGCACCACTGGGCTCCTTGATCATTCATCTTAAGAGCATGACGTCGACAGCTACAGCTAGAGGAACTTTTTATTCCTAGTGTTTTTATCATATTAGTTAAAATAGTTCCAGGACCATCAGGATCAGCTTCTAAAGTTCTTGGATACAATGCTTGTAACCGTGTTTGTGGATCTTCTCCTAACGTAGCTTCCATAAGTTGAACAATTTCAGACTTTTGATAATCTGCCATAGCATCATATGTGTCTCCCCAAGCAAGCATTAAAGGATATTGAACTCCTTCAAAATTAACACTAAGATGTTTTAGTGATGTGTTATCTACAAAAGTTGGTTTCAATTCATCAAGCGTTACCGCTGGAGGTTGTACGATCTTATCATTTTGATCTGTATATGGAAACGGTTGAAGTGTAATTGGCTTCTCTAATTTCATTATTCCTTCTCCTTAGAATTAAGTTCTGTAAAGTAAATTTTTTTAAATATATATTCCGCTAATATTCTAGCATTTTTCCCAGACTCACAAAAAATTACATGTATACCATATTTTAATTCCCATTCAAGCATATTCTTTAATATGAAAGTAGGAGAGATTTTAATCTTACTCCACATTTTTTTAGGTAAATTAGAACCTACAGGATACATTAAAACATCTGACAAACCAAATTCCAATAATATAAAGGGATATTTATACTCAGACAATCTTTCTAAAACATCAACAAATCTTTTTTCTGTAATATTATTAGCTATCTCACTAACAGATTTTTTTCTTTCAATAGTAATAATTTCTTCCATACCTTCGATACTATAATCTCCAGTATCTAACTTAGTATGAGCAACAGCGTAGTTGTCAAAGTCCCACGGCTGCTGTTCTCTTGTGTCTACTATAATAGTAATATCAGGATAACTTGTCATTTTTTATCATTATTATTAGCTATAATTTTTTTAAATACATGTTGATAATATTCTTCTGAACCAGATATCATCTTATGATGTAAATAACATAAAGTAATACCGTTGTCTACATTATATCTCAAACCAGGATTATCTGCCCATTTCATAATATGGTGGGCATTTAACTTCTTGCGAGATTCACATCCAGGCCATTGACATTTAAATTTATCTCTTGAATATACTGATTTTCTCCATCTCTTATATGTAGGATCACTAAAATTACGCCTCATGAACACCTACCTCTTTTAATTCATATTCAAGCATATCTGTAACAAGACCTTTGAAATCGTAATTGGGTTTCCAACCCAATTGCTCTCTCGCTTTTGTACTTTTCCCTAATAGATAATCTACTTCAGCGGGTCTGTACAAATTTGAATCTATTTCCACATAATCTTTATAATCTAAATTAACATAATTAAAGCAAGCTTTTAAGAAGTCTAATACCGAATGTGTTTGTCCCATCGAAATCACGAAATCATCCGGAGTATCTTGTTGTAGCATTAAATACATTGCTTCTACATAATCTTTGGCGTGACCCCAATCTCTACAAGCTGATAAATTACCTAGCTTCAATGTTTCTTTAGTAAGACCTCCAACTAATTCTCCGATGTATTTTGTTATTTTTTTAGTTACAAAAGTATCACATCTTTTGGGACTTTCATGATTAAATAAAATACCACAACAACCAAATATTTGATATGAATCTCTGTATAACTGCACTAGTCTGTGACTAGCCAATTTTGCTACCCCATAGGGACTTTGTGGTAATAGTTGTGTATTTTCATCTTGATACTTAACACCATTTTCATCTTCATCATAGTTTCTGCCAAACATTTCACTAGTACTGGCTTGATAAAACTTTGTTTCTTTGGAGCAATGTCTAATAGCTTCTAAGATGTTTACGACTCCTATAGTATTAATTTCTATAGTTGTTGTAGGTTGATCAAAACTAGTTTTCACATGACTCTGAGCTGCTAAATTATAAAACTCATCTGGTCTATACTTATCCACAATCGATAACACGCTAGCTGGATCTGTTAAGTCAAATTCTAATAAATTAAAATTTGGATTATTAATTATATGTTTAATTCTTTCTATATTATTTGTGCTAGATCTTCTTTTTAAACCTATTACAGTGTAATCTAAATCTAGTAAATAATCACAAAGATAACTACCATCCTGTCCTGTTACCCCGGTGATAACTGCTGTCTTATTCATTCCTTAACCTCTGTTTCTGGTAATAAAAAAGGTTTGTCCACGGTTTCGTCTGCAAAAGTATGATATTCTGAAAGCTTGTCCTTAAATTTCTCAGAAGCCATATTAAGAATCTCCATTTCTCTGCCTGTCTTTTCTCTTATCTCTTCATCCTCAAGCATTCTAATTAATCCTACCCAACTACTTTTACCATCTTCTATTCTTTTAATTCTTTGTTCACGAGTTGCTTTGAGATCTTTACTAATCTTTTGTTGTTCATTAAGTAATTTGGTATATTCATTAGTATAATTAGCAATACTATTTCTAGCAAAACTTAATTGGGTTTCCAAGTTTGCTAACCTTGCGGTATCTCTATCTGATTCTGGTAAAGAATATTCGAAGTCTACTTGTTTTTGTAGTTTTTCTGTTTCTGCTATATGTCTTTTTCTTTCCTTCATGGATCTATTAATTAAAATATCAATAGTAATAAATTGCTTTATCTGCAATTCTTCTGCTGGTAAAACATCTTCACGGAACTGCTTGACTAAGCCTATCCATGTATCTTCAAAATACTGTAGTTCCCCAGTAGCAGTATCAAATTGTTTTTGTATCTCATTCCAAAATGTCTTACAGTGCAACTTTTGTTTTAATGTAAAATCTATATCCTTTTCATCATCGTCTATGTATAGATTATTTTTCTCTATGTATTTTTTAAGGGTAGAAGAGTTTCTATTTAAATCATTAGATATCTGATTTATGGAAAGTTTTTGTATATTATCCTTGATATATTGCTCTTCTTCTAAACTTAACTGTCCTCTTTTTTTAGGTATTTTAGTCATTTTTATCTTTGATCTCTTTGATAATAAATGTTATATGTTTTTTCAATTTTTCTAACTGTTGCTTATTAAGTTTAAGACCGTGTTTAAGTTTTAAATAACTTTCTCTATATTCACACTGAACATTAATATCCAAAAAATCTATAATTTCTTTATTCTGCATCAATATAAAAAAATTATCCTTAGAATCTAATAAAGATTCGTCAGGTATATAAGAAGGCTGCACAATATTTTTCTTTACACTGTTTCTTTTAGACCAAGCAGCATGTAAGGGACATTCTTCTTTATCTGTAAACTTAGCACACTGATTAGTAGACTTTAAACAATTTTTATCATAAAACTCACAGGAAAGACAAGGATTGTCTGGTCTCTGATAATTATTCCTTTTATAATTAAATAAACGATTTCTTACATGCGTCCATAAAAAATTCTCCAAAGGTCTCTTGTGATCATACTTCTCAAGACCTTCTATTGCAAATATAGCTGCCTGTTGCTTCATGTCTTCTATATCATGATAAGCGAATCTGAATTTGTGGGCTAATCTTTTAGAAATATTCTCTAATACTTGTAAAAATTCATCTTCTGGAACTTCTAGCTTCTTAGGTTTAGTTTTCTTTGAGATTTTCGATTTCTTCTTCGTTATCTTCTTGTTTTGCTTCTTTTGTATTTTTTTCTTCATTAAGTATATTTGCTATGCTTTTACCATCTGGAATTTGTAATTCTTTTTCTATAGCTAACATATCTTCCTCAGACTCTTTTACTTTAAGTACTGAAGAAGCCATAATATATTTTTTATTGTCCATATTTGTTGCTTTCAATTGGTTGATTTCTATTATAGTAACGTATTAAAATAAATTGTCAATTTAACTTAGGAAAAAATATGAGAAATTACAAAAGGTGGACACCTAATGAAATGTCTTACATCAAAGACAATTATGTTATTTCGTCCGATGAAAAGATAGCTTCAGAGCTAAGCAAAATCACAGGAGAAAATATCACCACTGCAATGATTAGAAGACAAAGACGTAAGCTGAAAATAGCCAAAAGCAGAGGAAGGCCCAAAAAGACTAATGAAATTAATCTAACATTAGATACACAATAACTTATGAAAATATTAATTACTGGGGCTAAAGGCTTCTTGGGATCCTTTTTGACTCCTAAAGTAAAAGATAAATACGGTGAAAATAATACATTTATATTCGGTAGCTCTGAATATGACCTTAGGGATAAAGGCCAAATTAATTCACTATTTGAAGATGTTAAGCCAGATAAGGTCGTTCATTTAGCTGCGGTTGTAGGTGGCATTGGAGCCAATAGGAAAAACCCAGGTAAATTCTTTTATGAAAACATGCTCATGGGTTTAAACTTGGTAGAAGCTTGTAGGGAGCATCAAGTCGAAAAAGTAGTCAATATCGGAACAGTATGTTCATACCCTAAAATTTTGCCTGTACCATTCAAGGAACAGGACTTTTGGAATGGATATCCAGAAGAAACCAATGCTCCTTATGGTATTGCTAAAAAGGCTATTATTGTTATGCTACAATCATATTACCAACAATATGGCCTAAATAGCACAACACTACTACCTTGTAATCTTTATGGTCCTGGAGACAATTTTGATTTAGAATCTAGTCATGTGATTCCTGCTATGATTCGCAAAATACATGATTGTCAAAGTTCAGGAGAAAAAGTAACATTCTGGGGTGATGGAAGTCCGACCAGAGAATTTCTATATGTAGATGATGCTGCTGATGCTATTATGGCCGCTTTAGAGAAGGATACAGGCCCTGATCCTATCAATATAGGTTCTGGTATAGAAATTAAAATGTGGACCTTAGCGATGCATTTAAAGGACCTGATGGAATATAATGATGATATTATATGGAACACAGATATGCCCAACGGACAGCCAAGAAGATGGTTGGATACTAGTAAAAGTAAAATACTAGAATGGAAATCAAAAACCAATTTGGCACAAGGTCTCACAGAAACTATAAAATGGTATAAAAATAATTATGATATTTAA